GTTCCGCTTCCAACATTGAATAGCGGACAGGAGTAGGGGACAGTTGTTCCTCAGTGTCAACATCAGCAGATAGTGCATCAGCAGTTGTTGTCTCGATATGTTCCATTTCAGACCTCACGGTTTCTTCATCGTTGCTGACATCTTCAAGAATGGCTTTGGCTCTGCTCCATGCAGAATCACCACCCCACAATGCCCATGCAATTCGTCCGTTGGATGGGTAGCCATCCTGACTTGGTGACCATCCCTGACCTTCACGGTCAACCTGATGACGGTCAAAGTACGCTTTGATTCTTCGCCATGTGTCAATGGGGAGATTGCGCCGATTCACAATGTCTCTTGCGCGTGCAATCCCAATCTCAGTTCCACCGCGCCCGTACTCATTGCGCCAGTCCAAACCGCGTTGCGCTTCTTCCACCATTGCATTGGTGGGAGGGTAGGAATCAAGCGCGCGTGATTCCTCTTCTGCGATTTCTAACGCTGCAAGATGTGCTGCAGCGTCTGATTGTGTGAGATGACATCCACCGGGAACAATGGTGTCATCCTCAATCTTGATGACTGCAAACCCATCACAGCCTTCTGCATCTTCGTTGATTGTGTATGGCATCGATTCACTCCGGGGGATCTGCGTCTGTTCCCACAGGAGGAAGGTCTGGGTTGTCTCCGGGAACAGCCATGGGAGCACCGGGAAGAGCCATCACGAAATCTGAGCCACCCGGGAAGTATGGTTCCATCCCTTCCATGGAACGCGCTTCATTGGGTGTCAGGATGCCTGACATGATCCCTGTTTGATAGGTGCGGAATCTGCCTGCAATGTCTGCACGCATAAACCCTGCAGGATCAATGCGGAGTTCTTCCGGCTGATACATAATCGAAGAGAGACCCATTTCAATTCTTCGGATCCATGGCATGAGTGTGTATTGCACAAACTGCATCCCGGAAGATTCCACATTCTGATAGGTCTGCGAATCACCACGCGCTGAAATCATGTGTGAAGGAATGCGGAAGATGCGCGCAACCTGCAACACCTGTTCCATGCGTGTGTCATTCATCTGTGAATCAGCAGCAGAGGTCTGAACACTCTTCCACTTCATTCCACCAGTCAACACAGCCGGGCGACGTTTGCGCCGATTCTGTGTTTCCCATGTGGCCTGAAGAGTCTTGGCCTGCTCCACTGTCATGTCCCCGTCAACCTCAAGAACAGAAGATGGGGTTGCACCCTGTGAGTAAAACTGTGCCAGATGACGTTCCATTGCTAATGCTAAACCAATGGTTGTCTTCTGCATCTCGACCGGTGACAAACCTTTTGCAGCCTGTGGTGGAGTCCACCAACGCAGATGCAACATCTGATCACTGGGAATCGTGAACCCGGCTGTTGTGTAGTTCCTTTGCCTGTTTACAATATTGACCTGCACATCTGAAGGATGCAGAGGTTGCAACGCAATTGGCATTGAAGAACTGGACTCACGGTCCACGAAAATGTAGGCGTTCCCATGCAGGGCTAGGGAAGTGACAATCATGTGGATGAGTTCATACTGTGTGACAGTGGGACTTGCATCCAACCACTTGGGAAGTGGCAGACGTTCCACACGGTCTCCAACATTGCGGACTGCACGAATTGGAAGAGACGCGCAGGAATCCGCAATCAATGAAACACAGGACAGAACCGCGCTGACTTCCAACGCTGATGATTCCGTGACTGATTCACCTGACCAATTCGGTGAAGGAATCCAGGTTGATGTCTTGATTGGATCAGGACCAACGATTGCGCGTTTACTGAAAAGACTCATCGAGTTGCCACCAGATAGGACGCGCAGACACACAATGCACCAGCGGTGATCACTGCAGCAGGAATGTTCAGCATTGCAACACCAGCAACCACAAGAACCAAACCAACAATCTCTGCAACTGTTGTCAGAAAGTCACTCATCAACAATGCTCCAAGGATCAATGATCTGAGGATTACCAGAAGGTTTCAGATCAGACGAAAGGTGTCCATGCAATGCAAGAGTTGCAGCCACCAGTGGGGACACATCCACTGTGGTGTCACGCCTATGCCATGCCCACGCATCACCCAATGGGCGACGCTTAGCACCAGCAAGAGCAGCGTTCAAAGGGACCTGATCGATATGACGCAACTCATGCGTCTTTGTCAGGTCAAAGAACTTCCCACATCCCAACACAAGTTGACGTGGGCCAATCTCAATCACATTCAACCCCAGCCGACGCAGATCGCCAGACAGGGAACCTGCAGCCCCAACAGGGTCAATGATGATGTTCCGATACTTCTCTGCACGATTGTCTGAACTGAACCAATCAAACACCCATGAAGTACCCGGACGATTCCCGATGACCTCAACATGAGGTTTGCCATCAGACCTCAACCCTGCAGCACACAGCGAAGACATAGAACGTGAAGGTGTGACATCCAATGCAAGGGTTGGTTCATCATCAATCCGTGACCTCTGATCAATGCAGGCTTTCCAGTCAGCCTCTGTGATGATCTGCCACGGTGCAGAAGCGGAACGGTCCTGACGCTGATTCAAATATGCGCGTCGGAACTCCGGTTCTCGCATTGACTCAAAGTCTGAGCGGATTGCTTCAACAGGAACAGTGATTCCCAGAGCAGGCATACAGGATGCCCACACTGCAGGGTCTGAGATGTCCGCATCATCAGGAGCGGACCATTCGAAGAATGCGACAGAAGAAGTTTGACCGGACGCTGCACGCAACCGTCCATCATCCACCTTGTCATTCAGATACAAAGAATCGTTTGTTCCAGCAGTCGAGACAATCCACAACTGAGGTTGTGGACGCGTCACCATCGCAGGTTTCATTGCCTGTTCTAGGCGATCGTCTGGAAGTGCGAACGCTTCATCGATCACACCCAGGTCAAGTTGCGCGCCATGACCAGCAGACTCTGTGGTTGCGAGAAGAGACCAAATGGAACCGTTGCCCCAACGGATTGCTTCACTTCCATTGGTGCGTCTCACCTGCATGAGAGAAGCGAACTGGGAGCGTTCCAACACTGGAACGTGTTCATCCTCCCACTTCAACCGTGCATCCTTGCCTGTCTGAGCAGTGTACGCGACACGCTGACGATCACCCATGGCAATGCAACGGTGAGCCATAGCAGACAACATCAAAGTTGTTTTGCCTGACTGACGGGGAACAGTCAACCTCACTTCTCGATAGGCGAGACGATGAGAGACCTCCCCCGTGTGAGGGTCAATGTGCTTGTCCAGTTCATAGGCAATGTCAACAACGTGACGTTGCCAAGGCATCAACGGAGTTCCCAGCAACTCAGCAATCCGCGCAACACGCGGTCCCAGAGTGGGACGGTCAGTCCGTGGTGTTGACCACCGGGGCTGACAGATCAGCGAGAAGTCTGGAGAACTCATCTGAGTTTCCATCATTGCGGTTTTCCAGTTCAGTGAGGGTGGCCCGTAACTCGCGGGAAATCGCTGCAGTTGCCATTCCCGCATCCCCGTCAAGTGCAACAGCCAAGGTCACAGCGAGACGGGCGCGTGCATCACAAGAGATGTCACATTCAAGTTGCTTCAAAGTGGCACGAACTGCCTTCTCCATCAGACCCTGAGCCACTGCAACCTCACTTCAAAAGAACAGAAATCCAATCGTCCAGATCGGTGAACTCAACACCACAACCACGGAAGCGTCTTCCGGTCACTGTTATGTAACGACCGGATCCGTACACTTCCACACAATCCAACCTGCGTCCCCTAGCGACATCAGCGAAACCCCAAACATGGAGACCGGATCCTGAAGGGGAAACCTCAACATAGGTTGCAGGCATACCAGCAAGACGCTGCACAGCCCAAGGCATCAACCGTCCGCGACGGTCTAGACAATGGTCCACATCCACACACACAATCCGGTCAGCAGCGGACAGAACGAATCCTGCACCAACACCAACCATACAGGGCGCTACTTCCATATGTTCAGGTGCTTCCACCACTTGGAGCACAACAACCGGCTATTCGGCATACCAATGGAGCACCGGTTCTACTTCTTCTTCAATTACAGTTTCCTCCGCGGGTACTTACACCGTTACCGTTACAGG